TTCCGGCAGACTGGCGAATGGCTCAAGAAACAGATGAAATCTGAGGCAAAGGATTACACCAAGCGATATGTCAAGAAATTGAACGGCAGGTAGTAATGGCATTTGACATCAGCAATACCCTCGATGCAGTTCAAACATATGTGCAAGATTTGGGATTATTCCAATCCGTCCAGATTGGCGAACCCAAAGGGGCATTGCCTCAAGGCTTCCACGCTGCCTGTTTTATGACATCTGTAGGGGTTACATCAATCTATGTAGGAGGAGACACAAGGGAATCTCACGTTGTTATGCTGCGTATTTATAAGGATATGTTATCTGAGCAATCTGAACCGCAGATAAACCTTGAGACAGAGATTGCGGTAGTTGTATCAAAGCTGATGGCAAATCTTCTAGGTGATACGGACTTGGAAAGCAGCATCATGTCTATTGATGCAGCCGGGATGGATGGAACCAGCATGGCTGCATCGTATGGGTATATAGAATTAGGTGGGGTGATCTATCGGATATGTGACATCACGATCCCATTCATCGTCAATGGCAGCGCAACGCTCGTAGGGACAGGAGTATAAGATGGCTAAACAGACTGGAATTACCGATAATTTTTACATAGACGGTCACGATCTATCTGGCGATGTATCTGCAGTTAGTACAATATCAGGGCGAAAAGCCACACTGGATACCCCTGTCATAGATAAGGCAGCGATGGTTCGATTGGCAGGACATGGAGATGGGGAGATCAGCTTCAGCACATGGTTTGATGACGGCACGAACTTAGCACATACGGCTCTCAGCCCTTTGCCGACAACGGATGCAGTTGTGTTGTATACACGAGGAGTAGCAGCCGATAGTCCGGCTGCTGGCTTGGTAGCGAAGCAGATCAACTATGACGGCACAAAGGGCTCTGACAAGGCGATGAGTTTCAATGTTCAGTGTTTAGGCCAAGGAACTCCACTTGAGTGGTGCGTCCTTCTATCGAATGGGCAGATTACGCACTCATCCGCTGCCTCGACCTCGGACAAGGACGATGGAGCCAGTAGCAGTAGTGGCCTCGCTGCATATATCCAGATGGTCGACATCAATAGCGGTACTCCTACTGTCAAAATTGAGGATTCAACGAATGGTTCCTCGTGGGCTGATCTTGTTTCGTTTTCAGGCATTGCTGATGGAGCAGAACCCAAGGCGGAAAGAGTAACAGTATCAGGCAACGTGAATCGTTATTTGAGGATCACATCGACAGGAACATTCAGCAACGCCAAATTCGTTTTGGCATATCGCAGGGGTGAATCGGTCGATGATACAGCGTACTAGTAAGGTCTTTCAGGCTACGTGGCCCAAAGCCAGCCATTGGAGGGCAGCAACCTGCGAAGAGGTAGATTGCCCCCACTATCTGCTTGGATGGGTCACGAAGGTCATTATCGGGAGCGACAATGATCTCTATATCAGGGCTGATCGGAAACGGAGATATAAACTCGTGAAGGAGGGTGATCTAAACGCATATTATTTTGAAGCAGGTCAACAGTGCTTTCGTTCCGAGGCTGGGGCGCACTATAAACGGTTGGAGCGAGGGCCGTGGCTCACGGTCAATGCTCTCGATAGGCAACCAGCAAGATTAGAACGGTTTGCAATGGAATCAGAACGATGGCAAAACGATTTCAACGAATCATCATATGAAGCAGGGAGGTAGAAATGGCTAAAGAAGCACCAACTATGACGGTAGCAATAGACGATTCGGGAGGGTCAGCAAGGGCGATTGAGAATGACATGACCTCTGTCGATTGGGCTATCCCACGAGGTGTGCAGGATGTAACTGGGGTGAACAAAGCAGCGATTGAACGCTTGTTGCTGCTAGCTGACTTCAGTGCGACATTCAATGGAGTATTCAACGATGCGTCCAATGTCTCGCATGATGTATTCAAGACGGTTGCGTCTGCCTCTGTAGCACGGACGGTTACGCTGGTCATGAGCGGTCAGACCCTACCAGCGGAGTGCTTGCTAACGGATTACTCTCTCAGCAGGTCGGCATCAGGTGAACTGACGTTCTCTGTGCCAGCAGTTTTGCAGAGTGGCACAGCACCAACGTGGGCATAAGAGGAGAGATGTTATGGTAGTGACTACGCACCAAGCGAAGGGGTTCAGGCTGCCAATGAGAACAGGGCGTCTGGTCTTCAGTGGTGACTGGCAGGGAGCAGAGGTGGTTGTTCGTCTTGATGTTCCAGTACGAGTATTCATGGACATTCAAGACCTAGTGGCATCAGACCAGCCACTCAAGGCATTCGATATTTTTGGTGAGAAGATTATCGTAGGCTGGAATATTCAGGATGAAGATGGGCTGCCAATAGAGCCAACTGGTGCAGGCATGGGTAAGGTTCCAATACGGTTTGCCAATCTGGTCGTGGAGCAGTGGGTTGAGGTAGCTACACAACCAGCACTCCCTTTAGGCGAGAACTAGAGCGATGGAAGGCTGTCGGTGGTGGAACTGACAGGAATGGGAATGTGCTGCAAGCACCGTGGCCTCTACAAAAGGCGCGAATGATAGACTCATTATGTCAGCGATATTCCTGCCTCCCATCCCAGTTGATGAAGGAAGATATGGATGAGATATTCCAGATTCACACCACTATGTATCTGGCTGGAGATCACGATGATGGCAATCAGGGGGCAACAATGAATTCAACCGCACAGAACCTAGCGAATATCTCAACGAGTTTATAGCGTATGGCAAATGAAGTAGTCATCAACGTAACCGCTGACACCAAGAAGGCTGGTAAGGGTCTAGACGGTATCAGAGACAAGATGAAGAAAGTAGGTATGGGGGCTACTGCTGCTGGTGGTCTTATAACTGCTTTTGCAGCTAAAAGTCTGCAGCAGTTTAGCAGCATTGGAGATGAAGTACATAAGATGTCCTTACGGACAGGGTTCAGTACGAAAGCCCTGTCTGAATTACGTGTGGCAGCAGACCTGTCTGGTACATCCCTCAAGGGTATGGAGACTGGTGTTCGGAAGATGCAGCGTACCATTGTCGATGCTCAAGATGGAGTACTGCTTGCTGTAGACAATCTGGATAAGCTCGGCATCACGCTGGATGATCTCAAGGGACAAAGCCCAGAAACGCAGTTCCAGATACTTACCGAGGCACTAGCAGGACTGGAAACACAGGAAGAGAAAGTTGCTGTTGCAATGAATGTCTTTGGCAAGGCAGGAACAGAACTCTTGCCCATGTTGGCTAGTGGCAAAGAAGGTCTCATAGCCATGAGGCAACAGGCCCACGACTTGGGATTGGTATTCGATCAGGAAGCTGCCGAAAAAGCTGCCAAGTTGACTGATGCTATGTCTACCATGAAAGGTAGCATGACAGGAGTGATGCTCACGGTTGCCGAAAAACTGGCTCCAATCATCACGGATTTGGCTATTTTTATCGAGAAAACTGTTTCTAAAGTCACGGCATGGACTGAGGCAAACCCGAAACTCACAGGCGTCATAGTCAAAGTGGTTGCTGCTCTTGGAGCATTGATGCTCGTTGTTGGCCCTCTCATGATCGCCTTTGGTGCGATCACCACGATTGCACCCTTTGTTGCTGGTGCGTTTGCAATAATGACAGGGCCAATAGGGATTATTCTTTTGGCTGTTACTGCCCTAGGACTCGCATGGGCCACGAATTTTGGTGGCATACGAGATAAGACAAAAGATGTTTTCGACTTTCTGTCCCGTATCTATCAAAGCAAGTTGGGGTGGTTGCTTCCCGGTGGTTCACTGATCAAGGGTTTGTTCTTCTTGAAGGATAACTGGAAGGAAATTTGGGAATCCATCGTATCAGTATTCAGGAGGACAATCAATAACCTTATTGAGGGAATCAACGTTTTTATCAGGGCATGGAATAAAGTGGCTGATGTAATTGGGAGAGATAAAATTGCCGAACTCCCAACTCTAGGCGTTGGCGGAACCGAACCCACCAAAGACCCATCAGAGGATGTACGGTTTCAACCAAAAACCTCAATAGCTGACGAGCCAGCAGTCACGCCAGTAGGCGGAGTCACGCCAGTAGGCGGAGGCACGGCAGTAGGCGGAGGCACGATAGCAAATGTAATCACGGCAGCAGTCGTAGACTCGGCAGCAGGCGTACGCACTACACTTGATAACATCTTTGGAAAGACCGATTGGGAGGCAACTGCAAAGAAATTCCAGCAAACACGTGACCTAGAAAGGTATCGTGAAGAACTGTTCCAAAGCATTCTAAATCTGGAGGGTCAACGAGCAATGTTTGATCGCTCGCAAAGCCCTCTGGTTGCAACAAGTCCGTCAGCCTATCAGGTAGGTGGGCAACTTCATACATGGGTAGGCCCCGGACAATCGGGTGATCCCAATGCTCCAGAAGGGTCTGGTGTAATAGAACTCAGCATCGATGGCAAAACAATTGGCAAAGTAATGAATGGCCCTACAGGGTCGAATGTTCTTGAGAATCAAGAAATGAATGCAGGTACAGCGTAATGGCTTGGACGCTACAGCTAGTCAATGACAGTACCACGCTGGATTTGAATGATAATGCAGCGTATTCGGCACGTTCCCTCATGACACCGATACCAGCAAGGCGCATGGCACGAGGTGGGGCGAACCTATTTCGGCATGGCTCTGATCTCGTTGAGAGGGTCTATACGAACAGGGTTGTCACAGTCATTCTCAGGATACTCGGAGCAGATCAAGATACCCTGATTGCTAACGTCAACGCCGTGAATGCGATCCTCGAACGTGGTGCGGAATTCCATACCACTGGTATCGGCAGCCAACTGAAGCTAAGGCGGAAGTGGGAGAATGCTACCAATCAGATTGACTTCTACGTTCTGGAAGGGGTGTTGCAGATTGGTGACGAGTTTGGCCCAGTACATGCTACCAACACTAGCTTTACGACTGCGAGACTGACGTTACTCTGTGAACCATTCGCCTATGGTGCAGATGAAACGATCCAGAATTACGTATTTGATGCAGGATTTGAAGTCGCTGGTACAGCCCTAGCAGATTGGACTGAAAGCAAGACGGCAACAGGAACCACCGCAAGGGATACATCGGTCAAGAAAGATGGGCTCGCCTCTTTGAAATTGGTGATGACCGATTCTGGTGGTAGCGGTCAGGTAATCGAGAGGAACCAAGTTCTCGCTGATGTCGATGCTACCGAGGTATGGTCGTTTCAGTGTTGGGTTCGGGTTGATGAACTGACCAATTGCAAGGTGGTGATGGAGTTAGACTACAATACGGGAACCGATGTAGAGGTATCCACTACTACCGTCAATGCTTCTAGTTTCGTGAAGCTCACTGCAAACAACAACACTGTTCCCGGCAGCGTGACTCAGGTAACGCTGAGGCTGCGCCTAGAGGCCACTGCTGCCGATGCGACTGGAGTAGTATATATCGACAACGTAATAGCGGTTCTGGCCTCCGCTGTGCCTGCAGCGTGGGCTTCAAGCATGAGAGTGGGCAACCATTTCGAGGATGCGTCACAGACCCAGCAGAATTTCATAGATATTGAGGATGTTCCGGGAGATGTGCCTGCGCTTCTTCAAGTACGAGTGCTGGAGAGTGCGAACCACGATGAGTTCTGGGCTGGTGCGAGACACGCAGGACGGCAGTATGATATTGATATATACAACGAAGGCGAAGATAGCACCGCAGCAGCAACAGCGAGTCTCACAGGTTTCACCTTCACCGCTGACAATACGGCATCAGGGTCGAAGTTCAGCGGTAATAGTGTACGGGAGAGCAAGGCTCTGGAGGTTACAGGTGGGGGTGGGGCTAGGTCGTTGACGGCTGCTGTTCGCTTCCGGCATCAATGGGCTTTCTCTACACTGCCAGAGGGCATCTATCGCTGCCTTGTGGCAGTTCATGTCGCAAACGGTACAGGCAATACAGGAACGGGAACTATCAATGCTTCCAATTTCACCTTCGGCCTGAACTATACCTATGGTGGCCTCAGTTTACTGGACACTACTACGCCTTCTACTGCCTCATTTATTGCCATGACTGCCGATACTCTGACTGCTGATGAGGTTTCAAATCCTGAGATTCTCGATCTTGGATCGGTAGTCATTCCTCCAATCGCCACTCCAGAGGGGCAAACGGCAGGGACATTTACGCTGATCGTCCATGAGGCAACATCTGTCGATCTCAGCATCAATTACGGTCAGGAGATTTATTGGTATATCGACTGGGTTTTATTGCTGCCAGTAGATCACGGGAGTAACTATGTATCCAAGACGGCAGCAACGGACGTTCTCCTATTAGACAGTATGAGCAAGATCAAGGGACTCTACATCCTCAATACCTCGGACGTAGTGCAGTCGTTCCCAACCAACCAGCTTGGGCGCAGCCCTATGGCCCACCCAGAAGGCACTCGCATCTATATGGTAGGGCAGGACGATGATTACGTTGGCGATGCGGAGTACTATACCGTCAGCATCACCTATCGGCCTCGGTTCCTCTATGTGGCTGGTGCATAATGGCTGCTGGATTACAGATTCGGCTCTTTGATAACAACCTTACATCGCCAACGCTGATTGACGATCTGACAGAACGCATCAGCAAACTGTCGTTCACCACCGCTCTCAATGGTGGA